TATGATAGAAATACCTGAATGTGGTAGCGACAGTGAACCATATAAACAAATACAAATGAATATATATGAAGCAATCTGTGAGGGATTGTATGAACACATAAACGAAAAGGAGACAGAAGATGATAACAAGTAAGTACATAAAAACAGGAGAAACAAAGAAATACTCCCTGTTTATATCACCAGCTCACCAGAGAGATATAGACAACAATAGCATAAAGGCTATAATGGAGAGTATGAAAGAACATGGAATAATATCAGCTGTATCTGTAAGAAAATCATCAAACCATAAAGGTAAGTATGAAACATTTGATGGACAGCATACAATTATTGCATGTAAGAGGTTAAATCTACCAATTATTTACAATGAGTTTGAAAACGTAAGCAACAGAGCAATGATTTCATTGAATGGTAAATCAAGAAAATGGAAATTAAAAGACTATCTTAAATTTGGAGTAACAGATAATATTAATGACTATGTATTCTTAAACAAAATATACAGTGAAGAAAAACTACCACTAACTGCTCTTATAATGATGTATGGTGGAGGTTATGCAAACGCATCATTTAAAGAATTAAAATGGAGAGCATTAACTGTTGTTAGAGGTCATAATATACTTAGATATATAAAAGACATTGAAACATCATTCAATATCAAACATGTTAGATTTGCAAGATTCATATGGGGATTTGGCAAAGTGTTTGATTCAGGTAAATATGACCACGATAGAATGATATATCAACTCAACAAATGTTCAAACATGCTAACAAAACAAGCAAACCCAGAGGGATATACAGCTAATATTGAAATGGTATACAACTATGGAGTGAAACAAGAAAACAGAGTACAATTCACACAAAAATAAGGAGAAATAAGATGGGAATGGATGTATATGGTATAAAACCAAAACAGAACAAAGAGATTGATAAGTTTCCTACATTATATAAATACGACTCAATGGAGTTTCGTGAAAAATGGAAACTGTTAGATAAAGACACAAAGCTAAGAGAAACATATTGGCTTGAGAAAGATGATTATGAACAACAAAATCCAGGTTGTTATTTTAGGAACAACTGTTGGTGGTGGCGACCATTATGGAACTACTGTTATGCTGTTGCACCTAATTTAATTGATGAAGAAACCTTTGAACATGGGCATGGTAATAGTGGGGCAGGGCTTGATGATAAAGGAGCAAAACTGTTAGGTGAGAAATTATTAAAACAGATAAAGATTGGGGCAACTTTTCAATACCAAGTGGACTATGAACAGTATTTAATGGACTTACCTGACGATGATTGCATGAGGTGTAATAATAATAATCATGGAAACAACAAGAAGAAAGATTGCATAAACTGTAAAAAAACAGGTAAATCAACAAACTTTAATAAACACTATCCATTTGATATAGATAATGTTAAGGAGTTTGCAGAGTTTTGCATACAAAGTGGTGGATTTGAAATAAACTAAAGGAGATTAAATGAATAGTGAAGACAGATGGGATATAATACAGCACTTTTGTGATTGGTTTACATCAGATGCTAAGGAAAGAGAAGATTTACATCAATCTTTACAGCTGTATATACAACAAGAAATATGGAAGGAGAACGAATGATGACAAAGAAACTTAAGCGGGATTTAAAGAAAGTAAAAGGCGACAGCTTAATTGTTTGTAATACCTGTGGTGGTGATGATATTGAAGAAAAAATATGGGTAAGTGCAAACGAATATGTTACCTGTGCTGATGGGGTGTATTATAAATATGCAAATGAAGCAGGCGATTTGTTTTGGTGTATTGCATGTAGTGATGCCTGTACACCTATGCCTATAAACGATTGGAAGGAGAAAAATGGATAATTTAGTAGCAGTATATTATAATTTTGAATGTAGAAATTATGAGCCTAGAGAGTTGGAGTGCGTTACAGACAACTTTGAAAAATGGCTTGAAGAACATAATAAAGATAGAATAGCAGATGGAGAAATGGAAGAAAATGCTGATGAATTTGATGTTGAGCCAATATCTATTATAATCTATAATAAGGAGAAAGAAAATGAAATATAAATTCAAAAGTAAGTATTATAAAGATATGATTATCGCAAGTTATTTTACTGAAAACACAGAAAAGAAATCTTGCACATCAAAAGAATTATGTGATTGGATTGATAAAATTAAGGAGAAAAATGAAAGTAAAATTTAAAGGAGGCTTAACAGAAGATACTTACGACATATTACAAAGTGTATTAACCATCAATGGATTTACAATAAGTGATGAGCTTAATGTTAATTATGATGAGATTAATGGTAAAAAGAGAATAATAATAACGAGGTATAAAGATGAGTAAAATAAGTGATTACGAGGCAAATTTCCTTGAATCTATGGGTAGGGATTTAGGGTATGATAGTGATAATCTACCTGAGATTAAAGATATAGAATTAGTTATTACCTACAATATTCCTGTATGGGAATACAATGGTATGACAAAGGAAGAATATTATAAATAATTAATGCGAGTGGAGAGCTGTAGGGTGACCACAGACGGGGCGTAACGTGTATCTAGGTTTGTTTTCATTCCTAGTCCTTTCAGTACAGGTTTTTTGGTTATTGTTATTTCCTGTACTCGTCTTTTTTGACACTCGCATACATTTTAACAAAACAAAAGGAGAATAACATGTCAAAGTTACATGACAAATTCGCTGATTTTTTAAGCGAAATAGAACAGATGGAGAAAGACAACGAGAAGTTAACGGAAGATATTCAGAAGTTAGAGCAAGAAAAATCTGATGGATATAGTAAGTTTGATACAAAAACTCATGCACTTATTAAAAGAGAAGACTTGAGAGACCTATCAGAGCAAATAGAAGATGCTGTAAGTGATATTAATTCTGCAGAAAATTATTCAAATGATATGTATGGTCAAGCAGAAGAAGTAAATAGTAATTGTAGTTATGCTAGAAAAGCAGCAGAAAGAGCAAGTGAAGCAGTTGATGACATGCTTGAAGATAAAGGAGATGAGTAGTGAATATATTTGATTGGCTTATGTTTACACTAATGGTAGTTTTAATATATTCTACAATAATACAAGGGAGGTAAAATGGATAAAACAAATAAAAATATAACAGTATTATATTGTCTTGCTGTTATGTTTACAGTTTGGTGTACTTGGAACTCAGTTAATAGTGGTGGTTACATTATTAAGTTAAACGAGTATAGGACTGAAGTACATTCATTTCAACGACAGGTGGCTAGTCTCATTGATAAGGTTGATGTATTGATGCAACGAGACACAAACGTGATAGTGAAAGATGTTAAGCAATCTGTTGAAGAAACAATAAAAGAAGAAGTGCAGTAATGAGACACTTTCAAAGGAGCTAATATCATTGAAACTGTAAGTCGTGGACATGTAGTGGTGAACGCAAGAAGTAGCTGTGAAGCTCCTTTGAATTAAACAGAAAGGGGAAAAATGGATTTAGTTAGTAGATTACTGAAAGAACTTAGCTCAAATGATAAGGATAGCATTTATTTGCGTGAAATTGCCTTATTAATGGAGCAAATGGATGAACTTAAGGCAAAGCTAGAGGTGAAAGAAAACCTCATAAAAAACTACCAAAAAGAGCTTCAAAGACAAAAGTTGGATAAATTGACATAAAAATAACACTTGATATATTATATTAAGTATATTATATTTTATAACATATATAGGAGATTATAACAATGAGTAACGAGACAACAGTTACACAGATAAAAAATATTGATAAACTTATCTGGCGTAAATTTAGAGCAAAATCAATAATGAATGGTTTTGATTCAGCAAACGAATGTATGAATGAGTTAATAAGACTGTTTGCGAGGGATAAGATTAATGCAGTTAAAAAGTAGTCCTATTGACATTGAGGGTATTTATGAAGAATACATTAATGAAAAGCAAGAAGAAAACAGAATTAAAAGATATGAGGGGAAAGAAAGTTGGTATCACGCAAGTGGTGCAGGCTCTTGTTCAAGGAAATTATACTTCGAATCAGTTGAACAATCTGAGCCAACAAATCCAATAGATAGCAGAACTAAAAGATTACTAAAACTAGGTAATATTGTGCATGATGATATTCAAAATTCTCTTACGCACACACGCTATAATAAAGTACATAATAGTAACATACTAGAAAGTAATAAAGAAATTAATAATAAAGAAAAAAGTGTTGAGTTTCATACTGAGGGGGAACTATCTATACCTGAGCTTAATGTTAGGGGGCATTACGACATTATTGTTGATGATAAAACAAAAGATAGAAAAGTTTATCTGTATGATATTAAGACTTGTGGTGGGTATTCATGGTCATTGAAATTTGGTAGGAAAAAACAATTCAATCCATCAATACATTATGAGTTGCAATTAGGAACATATGGATATGCAGTAAAAGAGAAATTCGGACAATTAGATGGTATGTATTTGTATTACTATAATAAAGATACATCTGCAATGAGGGCTGTAGAAGTACCGTTGACATATGTGTCTAGAGCATACCTCTTTTGGAGGAATTTAAACGATGAACATAAAATGGGATTACCAGGATTTAAAGTTGGCATATCGCCTGTTCAGAAATGGCAGTGCAACTATTGTCAATTTAAAGACCATTGTAATCCACCAACATAATATGAGAGATGTAAGACCCGAATGTCCTAGCAGAGTATTGCCGAATGACCTAGGCAGTCTTTCATATAAACATAGGAGAGTAAAATGAGTAACACAAAACAAAACACATTCAATAAACTCTTCAAGACAGATGTTAGTAAATATACTCAAAAGAAAGGTAAGTTTACATATTTGTCTTGGGCGTATGCAGTTCAAGAACTTAAGAAGGTTTGTCCAACTGCAAGATGGGGAGTAACTAAAGCTGAGGATGGTTCACCATTCTTTAAAACAAGTTGTGGGTATTTTGTAGAGGTTTGGGTAGATGTTGATAATGTTTCCTTATCACAAGTACATCCTGTACTAGATAATAGAAACCAACCAATAGAAAATCCAAATTCTTTTCATATAAATACTAGCTTACAGAGAGCTTTAGCAAAATGTATAGCATTACATGGTTTAGGTTTATATATATTTGCAGGAGAAGATTTACCTGAGCCTGATGCGTTAACACCAAAGGAAGAAGAAAATCTCTATGATTTTGCTAAACCTTTAGGTAAGAAATTTATTGATGACCTAAAGGCTAAAGTTTCAAAGATGGAGATTAATACTAATAACTACGAAAACTGCATGAATAAGATAGATGAAATGTCACATGAAAAACAAGCAGTGAAAGGAGAATAAGATGGCAGAAGTAAATGATATGTTTGACGACATAACAAAAGAGCAGAGCTTTTATAATCCTAACGCTAAGAAAAGTAAAATAAAATATGTACCTTTAGTAAAAGGCGAGTACTTTGGGCATATAGTTGAAGTTACTACTAAGGTGTTGGATGTAAAAGGTGGTAAGTATAAAGCAAGGCTGTATAACTATGTTGTAGAGTCTTCTATAGAAAACGCTGATAAGATGGCAGTAGATGAAGAATCACAAAAACCTGTTAAAGTAGGGGATTCTTGGGTAGGCAAAAAATTCAGAGGAAATCTTTGGAGATTTTTAGAACCAAAAGAAGGCGATAAGTTTGAATCAAATTCTGAAGGTAATACGGCATACTTAAGATTCTGTGAAAACGTTGGTAAAGAGTGTCCTAAAGAAACCAAATCAATAGATGGTCAAGATGTAGAGGTACAATTACTACCAACTCTATCTACTGAGGATTTTCTAGGGCAACCTGTGATTGCATTTGTGGATAAAGGGAGACCTTTTAAAAACAAAGAAGGAGAAACAAAGCAGTACTTTGATTGTAAGTTCTGTAAGAAATGGGAAGATGGTAAGAAAAGAGACATATCAAGTGGAGGAAGTAATGAGATACCATTCTAGGACAAAGATAAGACCTATGAAAAGTATGCTTATAAATATACTGCATAAAGTTGGAGTTAGACCTAGTAAACTTGTAAGTATGTTTGGAGTGTCGAGAGCTACTATTTATAGACACTTAAAAAAAGGAGAGTAAATGAAGAACGTATGGATTATAATACTATTATCCTTGTTTGCATTTTCATGCGAGGAAGCTCCATCTTCAGAACCTGTAGAAGAAGAAGAGCTTATTAACGAATAATAGATACTAAACAAAACAATGGGTATATGAGAGCTTTATTGTGGGCTGTCGGACTCATATGCCCTTTGTGAAAGGAAGAATTGTGGGTTTAAAAGATAGAAAAAAAAGATTTAAAGGTAGTGAATTAGTACCAGGAGTTAAAAGAATTTGAAAAATGGTGGAAATAATTAATGAATAAAAAACTACTTAAAGAACTTAAAGATTTAACAATACCTAAGCCTGTTAATCTTTTTCCTACAACTTTTTTTGTTTTAGCAAACAAAGCTCATACTAAAAACAATGAAAGCTTAATGAAATCGATTAAGAATTATAGAATTAAGAATAAAAGAGGTCTCAAAAAATCTAATTATGGGGGGTATCATAGTGAGCAAAATATACAGCATTTAGATAAATTTAAAACAATAACATTAAAACTTATAAATTCATATGCAGCTATAGTGTCTATGTATTTTGGAAGGGAGTGTATTAAAAATACTGAAAACTATAAATGTATTAAAGGAACTTTAGAAAGTATGTGGTTTATGGTAAATGGTAAAGGTCATGCTAATACAATACACTCACACCCAAGAGCTTGGATGGCCTGTTCATATTATATTAGTTTACCTAAAGGTAATAATTACATTTACTTTCATGACCCAATTCAAGCAAGAAAACAAGATGCTGATTATGCCAAGTGTACATCTGTAGTTGAGATACAAGAAGGAGATGCGATTTTTTTTCCAGGATGGTTTGAACATTCTGTGCCACCAAATCTATCAAAAAAAAACAGAGTAGTAATATCGTGTAATTTTAGAAAACCAAGTTTTATATCAAAGATAAAGGAGAAAGCAGATGGGTAGAGCAATACAGATGGAGAAAGACATTGATATGTTAAAAAGTAAAGTTGAAAAACTTGAGAATATAGTAAGAGGTATGACTCATACTATGTCAGAAACAAAACATATTGATATAGTTGAAGAAACAAAGGAGAAAACAGATGGCAAGAAAGAAACCAACGATGAAGGAAATGGTAAAAGTAGTGGAAAATCTAATAAACGAAAGTCGGTATCTTCTTCAAAGAATAGCAAATCTTGAATTTCTAGTTGATTGTTATTTTGAACTAAAAGACGAAAAAGGAGACGTAAAGAAATATGTTGAACAGAGACTTGAAAAGCTTAATAAGGACAGAGCTAGCAGTAGTAAGCGTGACAACGGACAACAAAAAGTTTCTAAATGAATATAAGGCAATAATTCACGAGAGTGGATTGGAAGACAAAAGAAAACAACAAAGGAGTTGGGAATCAATGAAAGATAAAATAGCGAGATTTGTATTGGATGTGTTAAAAGAAAATAGATGGGGTATCTACTTTAAAAGTGAGCCAATGCAAGTATTACCTGTTAAGGATTCATCATCAACTTTATTTAAAGTTAATGAAGTAAACTTAGATGAATTTGAACAGACAATAAAATCACGAATTGACAAAGAATCAGAAAGGAGCAGTGAGTGTCAAGAGAATCAGGCCACAAGCAAATTACAGACAGACAAAGAATCATCGACTGGTACCGAGAGGATGTTAGACGATACAAAGGAATGATAGGAAAAGAAACAGAATATGGTACTATAGTCACAACAAGGCTGATTAGAAACATAGAAAGCAGAATACAAGAACTAGAAGATAAGGAGAGAATGGATGATATTGGAAGGGGATTGTCTTAATAAAGTAGAGGAAATATCTTCCAAAAGTATTCAAACAGTAGTTACATCACCTCCCTATTGGGGATTAAGAGATTATAACAATGATGGTCAGTTAGGACAAGAATCATCACCAGAGAAATTTGTCTTTAAATTAACACAATTATTTAGTAAAATTAAGAATGTTTTAAAAGATGATGGGACTGTTTGGGTAAATATCGGAGATACTTTTTTTGGAGCTAAAGGTGGGCATTGTGATAGTGATAATAGTATTACTAATAATGAAACTGGCTCTGAATATAGACAACGAAGAAAAGCACCACCAAAACACAAATACTTAAAAGATGGCGATTTAGCAGGTGTACCATGGATGTTTGCTACATCAATGAAGAAAGATGGATGGTATCTAAAACAAGATATTATATGGCACAAACCAAATCCAATGCCTGAAGCTGTTAATAACAGATGCGTTAAGTCGCATGAATACATATTCCTATTTACCAAAAAGAAACAATACTACTTTAATGCTGAGGCAATAGCCAAACCTAAAGTAGATGGAAATGGATATGTAAGAAAAGGTAGCGTATGGACTTTTAATACAGCTAGCCTTAGCGAAGCACATTTTGCAGTATTCCCAGAAGAACTACCAGCAACATGTATTAAAGCGGGAAGTAAAGAGGGAGACACAGTACTTGACCCTTTCATGGGGGCAGGAACTACTGCACTTATTGCTCAAAAACTAGGAAGAGAATGGATTGGCATAGAACTTAATCCTAAATATATTGAAATAATAAAGCGAAGAACAGCTCAAACCGAGATGTTCTAAGGAGAATAATGGACATATTATCATATGACGAGAACCTAGAGAATTGCGTTCTAGGTACTATTATCCTCTGTAACGAAGAGTATGACAACGTAGCCAAATACTTTGTCAACAAAAATGTTTTCTACCAAAAGAGAGCAGGTTTGTTATGGAACAAGATAACGCAAATGAAAAAGAAAGATGAGACTATAGATACTTTTACAGTAGCATCTTCATTAACAAAAGAACAAATAGAGCAAGGCTTAACACCACACTATATTACTATATGCACAGAAACTAGTACTGTAGCTGGGTCTATAGATTTTCATGCTAATAAATTATATGAAAAATATCTATTAAGACAGATTGTAGTTCAAGCTGAGAAAGTAAAAGATGATGCTTTAGCTAATAATAGCGATATATATAACGTGATAGTGAATGCACACTCGCTATTTGGAGAACTTATAAGCTTACAACCTAGTAAGACTCAAGATATAGAAGATATGATTAATGATACACTTGAGAGTATTAAAAACAAATCATCTAAACTAATTAAAACAGGGTATCCTAATATAGATAAATATTCAGGAGGCTTAACTAGAGGTGAAATAACAATCATTGGTGGTAGACCAGGACATGGTAAAACAACAGTAATGGTTAACCTTTTAGCTAAAGCCATAGAACAAGGACAAAGAGCTATGTTTTTTAGTAGAGAGTTGCCTAATTCTGAACTACTTAAAAAGATATTATGTTTAGAATCAGAAAAACTATCTTACGGAATGATTAGACAAAATGTGTTTACTGACCATGATTTAAAGAATATGGAAGAGGCAATACAAATTGTTAGAAACAAATATTCAAAGGATAGGTTTTTAATGTTTGATAATATTAAAGACTTTGCCCTTGCCTCAAGTGAAATAAAGAAATTTAAACCTGATATAATATTTGATGACTATATACAATTAATTGATTGTAAAGGCTATAAAGATAGACGATTACAAATAGAACAATTAGTAAATGATTATAAGTGGTTAGCTAAAGAAACAGAAGCAGTTGTTGTTTTAGCATCTCAATTAAATAGATTTATTGAAAGAGCTAATACTAGAGGTAAAATTCTTGAGCCACAATTATCTGATTTAGCTGAAAGTGGAGCTATAGAACAAGTTGCTGAAAATGTATTCTTTAGCTATTATGATTATAAAGTTAGAGGAGAAAAAGGTAAAGGTAAAAATGTTATAACATTAATAGCCTCTAAGGTTAGATATGGAGATTCAGGTAGCTCTGACTTAGGATATGATGGTAATAAGTGTAAAATTTACAATACAATGGAGGAGATATTAAATGAAGAACACATCCCGTTTTAAATATATAGGGATAGACCCAGGAGCTAGTGGAGGAATCGGTATAATTGATGAAGATGGAGTGATGAAGGCATATAAATGTCCTAAATCAAGCGATGAAATGTCTTTACTATTTCAAATGTGTATAGGCAGCACGTCAGCTGCGAACATAAAGCTCTTAATGGAAAGAGTTTGGGCAAGACCAACAAATGCAGTGAGGGCGGCGTTCTCATATGGAGTTAATTATGGACAATGGTTAGGGATAGCGGCAACACATGAAATAGAGATGAACACAGTAATACCTGTAACTTGGATTAAATATATTGGTTGCCCTAAAGCTTTAAAGAAAGATGTAAGAAAAAGGTGGCTTAAAGAAAAAGCAGGAGAATTATATCCAAATGTAAATAAGTTAACATTAGCAACATCGGATGCAATTCTTATAACACATTATGCAAAAAAGGAGTATTTTAATGAAAAAGAAAAAAGTAATACTAGTAAAGTTAACTGAAAGAACAGGTAAAATTGCATCAAATGCAAGAGGTAGCTCAACACCTAAGAGTAGAGCAAAAACAGAAGCAATAAGAAAAGATAAATTAAAACGAATGAAAGAATTTAGAACTTGGTGGGGTTAATTGATTAAACTTCAAGATGTTTTAGATGTTTTTAAGAATGTTTACATAGAGGAAGGGGGTAGGTGGATGCCACTTACAAAGGGATATTGCAAAGGACATGATTTAAAGGTTGAAGAGGATATGTTGTTTGGTAGAATAGGTGAAGAATTTACTAGAGAACTATTTGAAGGTAATACAAAAATAGAGATAAAAACAGAAAGAGACATCTGGAAAACGACTGGTAACATAGCCATCGAAATTAGGTGTAAAGGGAAGCCTTCGGGTATTTCTACTACGGAATCGAGTGTTTGGATTCATTTATTGTCTCTAAAAGGGGTCATTATGGGAGGATTCTTACTTAAGGTAGACCAACTTAAGGCTAAAATAAAAAAGCTCCATAATGAAAAAAAGTTAAAGATGGTTATGGGTGGTGATGATAATGCTAGTCAGATGGCGTTACTGCCAATTAAAGAATTGTTTGATTAACCAGGATATATTGAATATCTGTTTATATAAGTAGGATTGGATATTACCCTGTTAAATCTTCTAACTCTCACATGATATATTGATTCAAGGTCTAAAGCCATCTTTCTGTTTTTGGGAGAGAGAAAGTTAAGGAAATTATTTTTATTAGATGCATCTGCTCCTTTTTTATCTGAAGATAATAGTAAAGGATTCATATGGCTTACAGTTGATTTAAGTCTTCGTCTAGCTTCCCTCTCTCTACCAACCTTTGAACGCCATCCTTCGTTAACTTCTAAATCATTACAAATATAATCAAAAGCTGCATAATACGCTTTAGCCATGTCTTCATCAGTCTTACTTAATAAAAGAGCTTGTTTCATATCCCAATAATATGGGCTTCTTTTAGTACCTTCATATGTTCCTGAGCCTACAGGCATATTATTATCAGCTCTCCAAGTTTTTTCCAATGTTTTTAATCTTTTTAAATCAGATACATATGGATGCCAATGGTCAAAGAAAACCTTCTGTCCTTGACCCCAAATAACAACTGTGTTTTTACCAAAATCTTTAATAGCTCTATCCCATGGTTTAGTTTGTTTAAAGACAGAATTAAGCTCAGTCCAAGCCATCATTGCATTCCTTGTTATAACTGGATTTAATCCTTCCATAAAGCCAGCATCAGGATGTATAAGTGGCTGTGCAACATTGCTGAACACACCAAGCATTTCACTCCTCCATATATTTGCTATAGCTCTATCTAAAAAAGGACTATCTTCTTTTGGAGCTTGTTGATTGAAAGCCCACTTGTACATCCAATATAAACCTGCTCCTGATAAACCATGACCAATAGTTGCTTTAAAAAGAGGAGCTAGATTTCCGTTCTTTATAGGTTTTACAACATTTTTATATGTATCAATAGTTACAGACGTTGCAATTCTATGAAATAACGTTAGTGGTTTACCATATCTATTACTCATCCAAAGAGGAAGGTCTGCTGTGCCTGTTGCACCAGCACCTCTTTTATGTGATTGAAATCCTACCCAATTTAACATCTTACCAAATTCTTTTGTCTCAGTTACATTCTCAGTTTTTTTAAGCCAATCTACTTGTTTGTCAGTTAATCTCCATACCTCTTTAAAATACCTTGACATTTCTCTTGCTTTTTGCTCTTTACTCATCCAAACCTGAGTACTAAATAGTGTTGTTTTACCTCGAAATTGAGAAACTAACTCACTAAAGTGCATTCTCCCAGCTTCAGCTAAAGCTATCCTATTAATATTTTCACTCGTAGTCATTAGATTTACTCTATCAAACCAAAATTTTATATATTTACCAACCTCTGGAGATTCTAAAAGTGTTGTTTTTGTACCATATCCTATTAATCCTTCTTTTTGAGCTTTTTTATAACCTTCTTTATCATAATATATTTTAAAAGCCTTAGTAAACCCAACAACTGTATTTCTAGTACCATACAAATATGCACTTCTAGGAATCTGTATTATCATATTTTTTAACCCAGAAGTAGGAGATGATAATCCAATCACAGCAGAAAGATTAGTTACTTTACCTGCAAATCTAGAATATGGAGCATTCAATCTATCTGCTGCTGTTTGACTTAATCCAAGTTGTCTTTTGAGAGCCAATAAAGCATAAGTTCCTGCTCCAGGGTCATTTTCCATTTGTTTTATTATTTGAGCTTTAGTACCTTTATCAGTTGAAAACTTACCACCAAAATTTGTCCACTCAGGAAAATATCTTGTTGTAGCAATTAGTTTAGTCATACCTAAACCATAATGAATCATTGTTCCATCCATACTACCATCATATGTTCTTACAAGTTTTTTTCTACCATCTTTTACTATTTCTATATATTCAGGAAGTTGTGCTCCCCTTTTTTTCATAAAGAATGGATTAACTTTAGCTGGTCCATACTGAAACATATCAAATATTTCATTCGCTATAAAGTCTTGAAGTAGCTCGCCTCTTTTATCGAGAATCTGTTTATGTTCTCTTGAGCCTTTTGTTAGTCTTTTATCTTCTATTAACTTATTACTAATCTTTTTCAATTCTTCTTTAGTTAATTGTTTCCTAATATTTCTAGCCATCTTTACTACTGCAGGAGTTCTTGCAGTTAAATGGTCTAAAACTTCACTTCTAACTCTTCTTGTAAAGTAATCTTTAATATATAATTCACTTAATCCCTCAATTATTTTCTGGGCTTCTCTTGGATTGGTGTTTTTGTTTATCTCAACTTTTATTGTTTCAAAATCTTTATTAGTTGTTTCTCTCCATAAATCACGAGCTTCTGCCCACTCCCCGTTACTTTTATCTCCGCTTAATTTTGATTTAAATTTATTACTTACCTCTTTTACTTTTTTAAGCTCTTGCTTGAACATATTTCTTTGTGTTTCATTATAGTTCTTTTTATCTTTAGAAAGTTTGGTAAGTTGGTTAATAGCACTTTCTGAAAGTTTTTTATCCATTAGATGCATATAGTTATCTCTAACTTTTCTATTGTTTACAACTTTTTTAATTCTATCTGTTGTAACTGTATGCTCACCATATAAAGTAGTCCTATAATAGTCATGTAAATCCATAGCTTGAGCTAATTTCTTTAATCCATATTTATGAAGAGCATCTCCAACAGTCATAAATGGTCTTCCAAATATACTTATTGATGTAGATTGACCTGTTTTTTTAT